GTGATGTGATCGCGATAATCTCCCAACTTAACTGTCATATAGATATTTAGATAGAGACTGAACAAGTTCAGTCTAAAAGTGACTGAGTCACTTTTGTTCCTCTGAATCTGATTGATTGAATAGACGGAACCTGTTGCAGGGTTCCATCTATTGTCTCTGAATCGTGTTGAACGAATGAGACTGGAAGCAGGTGTTTGATAGTGTGTTGCTGTGGGACTCTGTGCTTTTCCCTACCTGCCACGACCCTTCTTGCGAAGTCTATCACTGCGTTACCGTGTATGTGATAGTGTTTACAGCACACTCACCAATCTACAACCTAAGGGTTTTCAATCAGTGTTTGTTGCACCTTGAACTGATGTTTAATTAGGACTTGCAACCTTTGTTCGTGTTCACCTGGGTGCTATCTAGCCTTTTGGAGATTTCGTATTTTGCGTTGTTGATTGTTGCCTTTGCGAACTTGCTGTTGGGTTGCCATGTGTTTTTTATCCATCTAAGATACAGCATGGGAACTTCCTGGAGTGTTTTGCCTTTGTGTTTGCCAAACTTGAGTCGGCCTCTTTCTATATCTTTAAGATATGCTTCGCTGTCGCGATCCAATTGTTTTTGAATTTGCGTATCGTTGTGATAATTGTGTTTGGACCAGTCTATCTTGTTTGCCATGTCACAAGTATATATGACAACCTTGAAAAAGTCAATGAATAAGTGGGTTTTTTGGGCAATTTGATGATTGCGAGGGAGTCTATGCTATGCCAGCCTTGGAATCGCCCCGCAATCACTTATAAGAGATAACAATGGCAGTCTTGTGAACCACCATAGATATTTATTCTCCAGCAGAGTCCCAATAATCCGGTTTGAGTATCACACAATAAGGTTCGCCACAATTTTTGGTGGCACATCTTATTCTCCATGTCACTCGTTTGGTTTGATAACCATAGGTTCTGTAGTAGGGGTGTATACTCATGGGTTTTTCCGCCAAAAATATTGTGCCTTTACATTCTTCACATTGATTTTTTTTGGAATGAAATTGTTCAGAAGTCATTTTGGGTCTTTTGATTGAGTATTTGCTCCAACCGTCGCGATATTTGAAACTGGTAATGTTAGGTCGTCCCATTACATCACCTTGATGAAAATGCCAATCAGCATGGTCACAATCAGACCTGTCAATGCTAGGATATAAAATTGGTAGCCTTGGATATGGTGAAGATGGTTGTTCATTATCTTGTCCAATGTGCGTTCTATTTTAGAGATGCGTTTTTCTAAATCTTGCAGTTTCATTATGATATTGTGGCACCCAGTGCAACCACTTTCCAGTTTGAACCATCATACACTGCCAAACATTTTGATCCTGAATTACCATTTGAACAGTATGCCAAATCGCCTTCTTCTTTGTCTGATCTTGCGTTCAATTGTGCGAGTGTTTGTGGTTTCATTTGTAGTATTTCTTCTATGTTGATTTTGCCTGTGGCAGGATCCAGTGTTAAATCAGTTGCTGAAGTAGAATTCAATTCATCTGGAATCTGTGTTGCTGAAATCTTTGAAGAAGCATCCAAACCTGCTACGCCTGATGCTTGGTTTCTGCCATCTATCACATTTGCCAATTCATCCAGTGCTGTTTTTATGTTGGCACGAGCCGATGCTGGTGAATCAGTTCCTGCGTCTAAATGTTGTGTGTCTATGTTTGACGAGTTAGTTGGCCAAGCCATTTTGTTGCTCCTTTTGTATGTTTTTATTTATAAATTTGGTTGTCATATATCTTTGTATATCTTTTCTGTTTAAGGCCCTTGTGCGTTGTTGTATGACGCAGTAAGACACCTTTTATTAACTAAAGTTGGTGCTTAAACTTGCCAAATAATTTGTACCATCATAAAAGATTGTGATTACATCAATTGCATTGGCACCTGTACTTAAAGTTTTGGCACCTCCCGAGAACTTAATGTTCTTCCACCTGTGCCGTCCTGTGTCACAAGCAGTGTCAATGAATCTCCACTTGCAACATTGCTTAAGGCATTAAGTGTTAAGTTATTGTTCAATGTTATTTTCTGCACACTGCCGTTGTTAGGATCTGGCGTTAATGTACCACTTGTTGTGCCTAAATCATGCACAATCTCTCCAAAATTTTTGATTTGCATATTTGACAACTGCTGATCATTCATGTTGAGTGTTGCATTCAATTGACTTTGACTGATTGTGATACCACCAGCAGAATCTGGAGAAGATATTGTGATGTTATCGCCTGCTGTAATATCTTTGCCACCTGCTGATCCTGTATAATTGATTGTGAGCACATCTCCTGACACTGATGTACCAATATCAGTACCACCTCTAATTTCCAAAGTGTCTGTGGTTGAGTTGGCAGTGGTGCTACCTGAATCGCCTGAGAAGGTTGTGAATACATTTGGCGCACTGCCTTCATTGCCCCAACTTAAAACTCCTGAACCATTTGTTTTCAATACTTGATTGTTGCTACCGTCTTGATTGGGCCATTTTTGTTTGTTCAAATAGATGGCACCATCATCTTCTGGTTGACCTGTTGAGTCAACTTCAGTGACTGTGTTGATGTAAATATTTTTTCTTAAGGCATCAAAATAGATTAATGCACCATTCATATCGAGTTGATTTGGTGGATCCCCCGCAGAATCAGGAGTGAACAAATTGTCGTCCTTGCCATTGTTCAATGAACTGCCTGCGTTTGCTCCTATGTATAAATCTTTGGAACCTGTTGTGATTGATGGTACAGGATAATTTACATTTGTACCTGGAGGACCATCAATGGTCAAACGATTGACGGATACACCAACACCTGTTTGATTGATACCATTACCGGTTAGATCAATGGCAGTTGTTGCGAAAGTGTAGGTATTTTTTACATCTTGACCACCATTGATTGCTCCCACAGTTAATGCAATGCTGTTGTCTGTTCCGCCTCTTGAAGTTAAAGTAATGTTTGATGTTTGATGTTCTTCTGTTTCTGTAAACCCTAAAAAAATGGAATCAATAGTGGCAGAATCCTTGCTTTCAAACAACAATTTACCCACCACTTGTCCAGCACTGTCTTCTTCTCTAGCATTACCAAACAAAATTGGATTTGTAATCCCTGAACTTTGTTCACCAACTTCTAACCTTGAATTACTGGCATTGTATATTAAAATTTTTCCATCTGCGATACCAGTTGTGTCCACAAAGTCAACAATGTCGTTGACTGCGTCACTCATTGTTTTTAAATCCGCTCTAGACTGTTTGATCGAATCAGAATCAGCATTAAATTTGTTAGAACTGGGTTTGTTGGTTGGCCAAGTTGGCATTAGTCATTTACCTCCACTATACTGCCTGTTGCGTCTGTCTGCAACAATGGCAGAGTTGTTGCCTGTACATCTACCACACAGTCCACTCTTGTTCTTTTACCGTAGGTGTCAATGTTGAATATATTTAATATAGGTGGTGTGCCTGATTTGTCAATGAACACCATTGGTGTCACACTGTCTCCAGCAGAATCTGTGTTCAGTGTCGAACTATGTGTTTGAACCAATAGACTGGTTATCTTGCCTGTGCTGATGTTGAAAGTCAACTCTCTTGCACCCGCGGAACCACCCAATGTGCTGGTGTCTATGTCTGACTGTGTCACAGTTTTCAGTTCATTACGCAGGTCAACTTCTATAGAAAATATTTCTGGGTCCGACTGTGTGGCACTGTCTCTAGTGACTGTGATATCAAATTCAAAAAATCTTGCCTTTATGCCTGACACTGAGGCAGTGCTGGGTGTAAGGTTAACAGTGGTTGGTGAATCAATTGCACCGCCCGATGAATCTTGTGTGTTGCCGTGTCTTATGGTTATATCCGCAGGTATGGATGAATCTACTACCACCGTGGGATTGAAAAAATCTATCTTGCCACCATCGAACACACCCGTTGTGAATGTCACAGTTTCTGAGGCAGTGCCTGCCCATGTTGTAAAATTGTCCCATGTGTATCCTGCTGAATCTTCTGAGCCTGCCCATGTTTCTAAAGGCAATGCTTTGTAGGAACCTGTTGAATTATCAAAGTAACCGTTGCTTGCCATTATGGTGTGCCTCCTAAATTAACTGAACCGCCTGAATTTCTTGTAAAGTTGGAACCGTTTGGAAACAGCGTCACAATGCTGTTAAAATTATCATTCAGATTGTTTACCAAACCTTCTATGCTGGCATCTGTCCTTGTGACACCGTTAAGTGTGTAGGTATGTGCTGTAAATCCTGGAATGGTGCCTCCAAACACCAATCTATTTGCGGTGCTGGTTGTGATCATTCCTGACACTGAAACTTCGTAAGAATATTTTGGATTTAGATATATTCTTAAAGCACTATATTGAATAGTAGGGCCATTAAATGGTGGAGGAATAGGCGAACCAACCGCTATAGGTGGTCTAATTACAGCCGGCCTTGGCAAAGGTCTTACAAGTGAATGTCTTTGTCTATGCACCATTAGGTTCCCTTCATAGTAGTCAACATTGACCTCCGTAACGAAAAAAGTGCCTTTGGGAGGTGCAACAAATATCCTTGCCTGTACGCATTGGACAGTTTGTCCTGTTTGATTTTCAGTGAATACTTTGAAACCTGAACCAGTCCGAATATCCACAGCACCATTGAGATAGTAGTGGAAATTGGTGTTTGTGTTTTGAAAAACTGCTGTGTCTTCGTCCACAAATTGAAAACCATTAGGCACTGGAAAATTGGCAAATTTAGATACCTGTGCAACTGTTTGGTACTTTTGTGGTGGGGGTTGACTTGTGGTACCATTGTTGTAATTTTCTGGAGCGGCATTTTGTGGTTTTGTTCTAACATCATGGAAATATGAATTAGGTAAAAACAATGTAGGCGCAATTTCTTTCTGTTCTGTTGCCACATGGGGATATATTGTGGCATCATGTTCAACCGCTTCTATTCTCACTGTGCTGTCTGTTTGCAGTGCAATCGCCACCACTCTAAAAGTCTGTTGATCAAGATTAAGTATTGTGTCTGTGACTCTGATTATGTCTCCCACTTCTACATTCATTAATTCTTGTGTGGCACTGAATTGTATCTGTCTTTGTGCCCTAGATTTTTGATAGATCAATCTTGCAAAATCTTTTGCTATACCTCTATTGGTGATTGTGTCAAATGTAAATTCACCTGTCAGTGTTTCATTCTCATCTATTGCCAAATCACCAGTGGTGTTGAAAAATTCTTGTTGAGAAGTAAATTCTTCATCTGGATCAATGTAATTCACAATCACTTGATTGTATTTGGATTCTTTGCTTTCTCCTGAAAGATTTATTTGTGAAACAATGTGATCTGATGTGACATCAAATGCAACACTCACCGTACTGCTGGTGATATCAGTGGGATTGCCACCATCCTCAACTTTTAATTTGTACCTGCCTTCAACAAATGGCATCATGGTTCTACAACCTGATAATAATTTTTTTACATTGTTTATAATTTCTGATTCTGTGCCAATTACACCATTACAAGTGATAGCAGGTCCTGTTTTGTTTGTGCCGGTGTCATATGTCACGGTTTGATTAAATTTTGTTGCCGCTGTCTTGAATGAATCTGCGTTGATAAAACTTTTGTTGTAACCTGCTCCATATCTCGAATTCATAAGATAGTCTAGTAGACAGTTGGCAGGATTTGTTGAATATGTTTTTGTCAATGCATCATAATCGTTGGCAAGATCCAATCCACCGGAGTGTGTGGTTAAATCAAACACCTTTTTGCCATACACATCAAACTCCAATTGCGGCATACCACCACCGAAAGGATTTCTGTCTGCTTCAGCCTGATCTGACGCTCTCCATCTAAATCTGCAAGCCACATAAGCCAAACCTGGCAAAGTTCTTGTTTTTGCAGTCCAACTTCTTGAACCACTCAACAAACTGCTGACTCCTTGATTTTCTGTGCCATGAAATACTTGGAATTGAAATCGGTCACCATCGTATGGATAACCTGCACTATGAGTATTGTTGGTACCTGTGGAGACTGCATATGCAGGACCGCTGTTGCCGATTGTATTGCCATCAACTTTGATGTTTCTTATGCCTTCTATCTCACCCTCACAAATTGCATAACACACATACAAGTCTTGGTTGTCCGCACCATTTGTTTCTGCAAATATTGGCACTGAACCAACCCTTCTGTGTCCATAGATTATAGGAAAACCCACATTGGTTCCTGGTTTTTGTAATTTTACACCTTGTGCGGCACTCTCTGCTGAAAAGTCTGGAATGTCTGGCACACCAAATGGTTTCAACACAAAACCAATCACATCACCTATAAAATCGAAAATCTTGTTGATAGTTTTTTTGAACACTTTGGTCACTGATCTGATAATGCCTCCTATAGGACCACCTCCACCTTTGTTGTGTACAAGATAGTCATTGGCATAGAAAGTGTTGTTGCCATTCAATTCAAGATTATAAACTTTTGTGAAAAATTTACGCCAATTGTTTTGTTTTGTTATCTTTTCTACTGTGACCTTGCCTTGCTTGTCATTGATAAGTGTTGTGCCTGGCAATATTTTTTTACAGTTCAAAGAAAACTTTTCAAAAAAGTTTGCCCATGTGTCAGCATCAAACAAACTCTTATTGTTTTTGATACTGCTCCAACCTTGTGGTGTTTTGAAAGGATGTTCTGCTGTGGTAAAATGTTCGGAATCATTGATTGAATAAAGACTTCTAAAATGTCTGATAGGTTTGAATATTTTCTGTACCGTGTTCACACGATTGTTCAAACCAATCACCTTGTCGCCTGGTTTTACATCTTTTATTTTCTTTGTGGTACCATTTGCCAATTTAATTTTTGTATCTGCTTCAAAACAACAACACATTATAACTGCCTCTCGAATTTTAAAAATGGTTTCTTTGCGTAACCATATTCAGCAATCTTTTCAGGAAAAGCAAAACCCAAACTGTACAACCATTTGATTGTGTTTGTGTTTTGCTCACTGATATAATTGCTTAACCGTTTGTATTTTTTTAATTTTCTATCTACCCAGTCTATAGTTTCCATCATGCCGTGTCTAATCCCTGCTTTGCGATAGGCATCTTTTGCCAACAGCATCCACGGTGCTCCGTGTGTAATTTTGTCCATCACTCCATGCATACTCACAATTTCTCCTGTGGGCACAATGGCAACTTCACAATCGTCTGGACACAATTCATAACACAGTCTTAAGCCTTGTGCTGGATCCAATCCTGTTGCCCATTCTATTTCTTTGCGATCCATTTCACCAAGATTGGGTGCCAATGCTTCACAATCTTCAATGGTTGCTGGTCTAAATTTAAGCATTCAACTCCTTCACAAAATTGTACCCCACAACTTTACATCCTGCTTGAGTGTAAAAATGTTTTGTTGTATTTAAAAACTCTGTTTCTGGTTCGTAATTTTTGTCCCAGTGTGAAGTAAGACTGAGACTGTAATGACAACCTTCTTCACGGAACCATTGATTCAAATTGTCAAATAATTCTTTTTTAACTGTTGAACCCATTAGTTCTCTGTGAGCAAAAATGTATGAAACTTCTCCATATCTTTTGCCATTCCAATGATTTTGTAATAGTGTACCTACAGCAAAACCAACAACCTTTCCCATCATTTCTTTTACTATAATTTTATGGTTTTGATGAATAAGACTTTCTTTTATTTGTTTAATCAAATATTCTTTATCCACACTTTCCACACCCACTGTTTCTTTGTATAATTCTACACATTCTACTAATTTTTTTAAATCTGTTGTTTCTAAATCTTTTATCATTATATTCCTTTCTTACCCCAGAAAATATCATTCACAGTTTCGTGACTGTGTTGCATTGAGAAGTCTGTTGGATGTTCTCTTTGAAAATTTACTAGATTTGATCTGCGTCCATTCTTTCTTGTGAAGTTTATGAACTGACTTGAAACTTGCAGTTGGATATCTGCTGTGTTAACATTGTTGCTGACCTGGTAACCCGCTATCTTGCCTTTGAATGCTAGGAACACGGCATCACCCGCACTGTCGCCTTGCAATTGGTTTGTGATGGGATCAAGGAATGCTCTTCTTATTTCAACATCTTTGTTTATGATGTTGCTGGTTGCAAAAGTTGTGATATTGCTTACATCCACTGCACTCAATATTATGTTGACTGAATGTATCTGTAGTTCCGATGTTTCTTGTCCTTCACTTAAGGTTAGGAAATCTCCCTGTGCTTGGAAAGTGTTGCCACCAAAGTTGATATCGAATGGTGCTGATGTAAAATGTATTGTGCTACCAGTTGTTGCAATTGAAACAAGGGTAACCTCTACCAGTGTGTTGCCTGCAAGATAGGAGTTGAGTGAATTGGAGAATTCTCTGGTCATTTTAAAGAACCTCCTCTACATCTATCCTAAAATTAACGGTACCATCCACATTGTACCTATAATCTGCTGAGTCTCCTTTGAACACCATTCTGAAAGGCACATCATCGTAGGTTATTTCTGTGACTGCACCTGCAGAGTCAGTAAGTCCTGATGAATCAATACCTTTCACTGCTGTGGTTAGTGCAGGTTGTATTTGTATATCGAATGCTCCGGAAGAATCCGGTGTGGCATCTGTTGTTAGCATATAAACTTTGTTATGGTTATCAAATCTTATGATATCTCCCATGTTTAATATTGTGAATGCATCTGCCGTTGTATAACTTGGAGATGCATTTTCAAAACCTCCTGCTGAGTCTGTGGTTTGATAACATCTGATGGTTGTATTTCCTGCATCTTTATCCTGTTGCACAGCAAGATTAAACAATGTACCACCTGCTGTTCTTGAAGATATGTTTGGCAGTATGATGTCAAATTCATTCAGTGCACCTTGTGCCAATGCGACAAAACCTTGCACCTGTCTAAATTCTTTGTGTGTCAGTGCAGGAAACTCGAGTGTGCCTTCCCACAGTGTGGTTGCTTGTTGTGTTCTTATTGATCTACCCGATATGGCTTTGGTTACCACAGTCTGTGTTTTTTGTTTAAAGTTGATTGATCTAAAACCAATCTGAGACACATTACTTAAAACTGAATTGGCGCCGTTGAAAAATCCTATATAAGCCATTATGAAGTCACTCCTACTTTTCCTCTTTTGGTTAATGCTGAATTAATTATACCCACTATGGTGTTTCTTCTGTCCACAAGCAATTCATCAAATCCTGCGGCATCAACTGTGTTTATGTTAAAGTTTACAGTGACTGCATCACCCATCATGTCTCCTGTTGTGGTTGTTTCACCCATCCTGTTGTTTGGAATAACTGATCCTGATTGATTAGGTACAAATAATTCTGGACCTTCTTCACCAACAATCGCTGGTTGTCCTCTTTGCAATGATCCACCATCAGCAAGGAACGGAATACCACCTCCGCCACCACCACCGAATAGTGCCAACACTGCTCTCAATCCTATTTCTGTTCTTAAAGAATTGTTTAATTTGTCCTGTTCGTTTTTCTTCTTTCTAATACCTTCCGCCATTTTTTCAAACACTGGTCTTAATTTGTCCAAGATCATGATTTGAATTGCTAGTGTAATAACACTGGCAACAACCTGTTTGATAATTGTTCTTGCTAGATTACCCAATGCTTCTGTTAAATTTTTAGCATCAAATATGGCGTCAGCAAAAGCAGTTCCTAATCCTTCTGTGAATGCCTTGAAAGCATCTGTGGCAATATTCACAGTGCCAGTTGATAATTGTATTTCTTGATCTAATTTTTGGAAACCTTTTATGGATGCATCTATCATCAATGCTTTTCCAATACCTGTTAATCTTTTTCTAAATTTTTCAATTACACCATTGGCATCTTCAATAGATAATTTTAGTGCTTTGATTCTTTTTTCGTTTTCTAATAATTGTTCGTTGTTGTCTTTGATAGACTGTTCAACTTCTTTTGCTTTCTTTTCGAATTCATCTAATATTTTTGTAGCAAATTCGAATGCCACAAATGCTCCACCCACTACTGCTGTAAGTTTGCCTAAACTTGGAATAAGTTTTTTGATTAAGTTGAAGGCACCTTTTCCGGGAGCAAGGAAACCATTAACAATTGCCGCACCCATTAGATATATGGCACCTGCCGCTCTTATTGCCGCACCCGCCAATTTAATGAAGAATACACCCAATGCTAATTTTAAAATTAATTCAAAGTTTTTAGCAATTATTAAAAAACCATCAGCAATCAATGCCAATGCGGCACCAACTTTTAAACCAACTCTTTCTCCTAGTTCATTGAAATCACCAGTGCCTTCAGAAACCTTTTTGATTGAATCTGTTAACACAGGCAAAAAGCCTTGACCTATGGTGTCTGCCAAACTGGAGAATGCGTCATTCAAGTTTGATACTGCTTGACTGTAATTGGTTGTTAGTAGTGCAGATGATCCACCAAAAGCATTGTTGATACTGAATTGTAAAGCATCTAATATTAGTGTGGCACCTTCTGCTGTTTGTCCTACTTTGGATATTTCTAATCTAGATAGACCTAGTGTGTCTTCCAACATCTTGAAGACAGGAATACCTCTGTCTCCTAATCTGTTTAATTCTTCTAATCCTAAACCCCCTGCTGTTGTTCTAGCAAACAAGTCTGTGATTGCTTGTAAAGTACCTATTCTATCTGCCGATACCGCCGCAACATCTTGGAAAGTGGTTAAAAGTTTTCTAGTGGGTTCAATCCCTGCCCCTCTTAATTTAATGAAAGTGTTTGTTAAATCACTAACTTCAAATATAGAAGTTCTTGCAAAATCTAGTATGAAATCAAATGCTTCTCTACCTTGTTTGATAGATCCTGTAACAGATGCCAATGCAATTCTTAAGTCTTGGAATTGTGCGGCAGTGTTTAGAATTGCTTTTGCTATTCTTGCCGCTCCAATTGCCACAAGGGCAGTACCAGCCAGTCGTGCCAATCTACCTGTGCCAATTAAACTGCTGTTTAATTGTACAACCTGGTTTTTTGTTCTTTTTAGAGCTCCCGATGTTTTATCAACGACGACGAGTTCTATTTTTACCTGTTCTGCCATTTTGCATCACCTTGTTTTGATCATCAAATTCTATTTTAAAATATGCTGACCACAGTTTAAGTTCCAGGACACTGAACTGCATAACTTCTTGTATTGATTTGCCAAGTTCTTTAGCAACTTTCATAATCAATAAAAGTTCAATGTCCTCTTTTAGTTTTTTACCGTTTCCTCCATCGGTTGATTGTATTCCATAGTGCCGTTGTTGAGTGCTGTCGCAACTCTGATCAACACTTGCGGATCTACTTCATTCATCAATGAAACTTTGTCAAATTTTCCAAACATAGGTTGTCCATCCATGTTCAAAGCCTTTGCTATCACTGACTCAACCAGTGCTTCCACAGTTTTACCTTGTTGTTGTAGTTCTATAATTTTAGATTCTACAGCAAAAGGGTAAGTGCCTTTAAAATAGACATCACTCTTCCATTCTTCAACACTTATTTTTTGTAATTCACCATTCAATTTAGATTTGAAGTGCGTCTTTGCGTTTTCCAGTATTTTACTCATATAGTTTTCTCCTGTTTTTTATTTTCTGCACCGTTGGTCTTAAAATACCTCGTGGTGCTTGTTTAGATCGCCCTCGTTCTAAAGTACCAATATAAGGAACACGATTGACGACTTTTGTATTTGTGCCTTGTCGTTCAACACGCCATCCCTTCCTGGCTCTACCTTGTCTGATTGGAGTTGCTTTCTTAACTTCAACCAACAAAGTTTTTATTAGATTAGTGCTGACCTTTTTGACAGATTGCTCTACCGAGGTCAACACCTTCTCTAAATTTAAGACTCTTGTCTTAAACATTATCCTTACGCAGATCCCACTGTTAGTGCGCCTGAGCCTTGGAAATTCACAGTTGCAGTCACCAAATCGTCGAATGATGCTGTTCTTGATACAGATGTTACCAAGATTGAACCTGTGAATTTTTGTCCAGTTGTTTCACTTGGATAAAATTCAACAGTCAATGCATCTTCGTGCGTTGGATCAAATGCTCTTGTTGTGACTGTATGAGTTGAATCATATATCACTTCCATTGATCCCGTGAATTGTTGTAAGCCGTGCTTGTAAGTTCTTGCCGTGTCGCCCATAGCAGTGTCTTCGATCACATCTTTAGTGTGTTCCACTGTCCAAGAACGAACCTCAGCAATGTTCTTACCGAAGCCAGCCGAATCCGCTGTATCGATGATACGAACGGCGCCTTGCGAACCTTCAAAAGTTGCCATAGTTTAGTCCTCCTTTTTGTCATCAGGATAATCTACATCATCCTCATGGTTTAAATCCTCGGGCAACAAGATATCTTCACCTTCTTCAGCATCCATGTCGTATTTCACTTCATCAATATAATCTGGTTCTGGTTGTTTTTTCTTCTTGCTTCTAGATTTTTTTGGTTTAGTCACTTGGGCATTCACAGTAAGTTCTAATTTAGTGCTCACCGGTGACTTTTCCTGTGAGGATAGCACCTGCCATCCTTCTCCAAGAAATCTGTTTACTCTTTCGTTGCTGACCAACACCTGTTGATTGTTGTTGTCCAGCATCTTTGTGTAATTCTTTTGATCCATTATGTTGCTCCTTTAGTAAATGAATAACTGACTGCGGCAGTCATTAAAAACTCACCCAATGGTGGTGTTCTGTCTATAACCTCTATGCTCGATACTTGTGTCGTCGCCGCCCTCGATGCATTTAATTCTCTTGTTCTGTCTGTGTTGAGTGTTTCTTCAATTCTTTCAATCAATTCATTTCTTTTTTGATCCACTGTGATAATCTGTGCTGATCTGCCATCTGCTCTCACAAATCCTCTGATCTGTATCTGAATGACACCTCTTCTTGCTCCACCCATGGCATGATCTTCTCTTGTTTCGTTGCCTGTGGTGATTAGTAGTGCAGGAAATTGTGTGATTGCCAATTTAAGAACATCAAATGGTTCTCTGGTCACAAATGTAGGTTTCGGATGATCCATGTCTTCCAAAACTGTAATAATGTTGTTGACTATGTTTTCTCTGTTGGACATCTACTACCTCTTTAGGCGTAGAAAATGAGTTGCTTCCTTTTCAGTGTCGTCAACTGTGCCTGATGAATCCAAATCATACTCTACACCATCTCTTAAAACAAGTTCGAATTCTCTTTGATACTCTTCTCTGTAGAACAGCATCTTTCTTTCGAAAATGTCTTGGTCTGGTTCGAATTTTGATAGTGTCGGATAGATATGATACCCCAAACATTGATACACTGCGGCTCTTGTCAATTGACTTGCTGTGTATAAATCTTCATCTGGTTCAGTGTTGCCACCTGCGATGTATTTTAGATCATACAATCCAATTGTCTGTGTAGGCCACCATTTTATTCTTAAGTCTCTGAACACATCATTTTGTGCTCTTGTGATTTCTGTTGCGAAATCTGGTACTCCGAAATTTAAGATGTCTGGTTCGTATTCTTGTATGTCTGATATGGTTAGTAATGTTGCCATTAGGGGTTCTTCCTCCTGTTAATAAAAATATGGCAAGTGCTTCTTGCCTATACTTGATTATTTATATCAAAGTCATTAAAAAAGGGCGACAGTTGCCTGCCGCCCCTAATGTATAGAGCATAAAGATTATGCTGTATTTATTATAGTGATGCTTTTCCTAAGATACCAACACCATATTCATCAAATAACTCTGCTGTTGCATAAGCCATTGAACCTACGATTTCTTCTGCTCTTAAAGAAGCATCTCTTTGAGTTTCTACTCTGATGTTTCTTTTGACCATGTAACCAATTGCATCTTGTGTGAATGCACAACCTACAAAGTTACCTGTTCCTGTTACAGAATCGTTAGTGTCTTTACCAACATTGTTTGATTCTAGGATGATTGCTCCTCCGATTGAACCAACAACACCTGAAGTAAGAACTGTGTTACCTACTTGTGGTGGATTCGCCATGTTAGTGTTTCCAGCACCTGCTAATTGGATCTTAAGATCCATTGCTTGGAATGGATGCAGAACTACAAATACTTGTCCTCTAGCATTTTGGGATTTTAATTGTCCAACTGCTTTGAAGATAGTTTCTGCTGTGATACCGTCGCCTGCCGCACCAACTCTGTTTGAGAATGATGGGAATAACGCTGAGATTTCACCGTCTACTTTGTTAACCATTGCTTCACCTAATTGTCTTCCAACTGCCGCCGCAACATCTTCTTGTGCGGATTCTTTTGCAAGATCAGTTAATGTGATTCTAGCACCTCTTTCAGCCGCTGTCATCGTGATTGATGTAGTGTTGAAAGCCGTGTTTGATGTTAAGTCTGTTCCGTCTGTTAAATTACTTGCCGCGATTGCAGGATATTTTGGAACCTGTGCTGTTAAGCCTGGAGTTCCAGTCATGTCGTAATTTCTTACAACAGGTCTTATCACTGCTTGTTCACTGTAAGTGTATAAAGCAGACTGAACAATATTTGAATAAAGTTCGCTTACTATCGAACTTGTTACTTCATCAGCCATTTTATTTCTCCTTTTTTATAAAATGTTAAACTTGGATCCCTTTAGAGGCCATTATCTTTCGATATTGTTCCCTATGTTCGGGGTTGCCCATGTTTAGTTTGCTTATATCGTTGTCTATCACAGCCTGTTGCTTGCCTGTTCCTTGTCCTACGCCTGACCCTGAAGGTCCTGCTGAAACAAAGTGTGGGTTTGCTTGAAGAAACTCCTGCACCAAGTTTTTAACTTGTATCGGTTCGCCTTTGTCATTATAACGCACTTGACCCGAAGTTGTGTCTACCACATCAACTGTGCCTGTTTCATTCAACTTCAATTGTGCTTTAAGCAATTGAACTACCTGATTAGGATTCACTGCTTTTAGACTTGAAGCCTCACTTAACAATGCTCCGTCAATTTTGATTGAAGTAAGTTCTGACTGATATTGGTCAATTTTACCAGCAAATTTGTCCGCTTGTTCTTTTAACAATTTTTCAAATTCGCCTCTTTTTTCCAATTCAGACTTTCTTGCCTTTTCTTCTTTCTCAATCAACGATTGATAGTGATCAACATCAATGCTTCCATACTTTTTATCGTATTTGGCTTTTTCCTTTGCTACTCTTTCAGCAACTATTTTATTAACTGCTTCTTGAGAGAAAGTTTCAGTTTTTTCTTCACTGACTGTTGTCTGTGCCTGCTGTTCGTTTACAGGTGCAGTGTCCTGTGTTTTTACCGCTTGTGTTTCTGCGTCCATTATGTCCTCCTTTTGTATAATGAGTTAGAGTGCCCTCCATGTGTTTTACCACATTAGAAACTTATTTATTATCTCTTCTTCTTTTTGCCTCTTGTAGATGATTTTCTACCTTTAGCCATAGAATTTTTCTTTTTTCCTCTGGTTGCCATGATATTTGCTCCTATTTTTAGTTTAAATTTTCTTTTGCTTGGTCTGTCACCAACAAAAGCAGACATACTGCCTGAAGTCACTATCGCCATTAATTTTGTTCGTTTGTGAATAGTTGTGCCAGTTCAGGATGTAATGATTTTATTTCATCGTCTGTGTATCCTGCTTGTACCATTTCTCTCAAATGAACCACCATGTCATTAACATCAGTGATTGGTGTGTGCTGTACAAGGTCTTTGGCAGGTTTATTTTTTAATTTGTCTTCGTCATATGCTTGTTTCACTTCATCATATGGTTTTTCTGTGATTGTTTCCAATAACATTTTTTCAATCTTCTCAAGTGTGATAGGATCTGTAGGATTAGTTTCTTTTGCTAATTTTAACATTGACACATCATTGACTTTGTCTTGTATTGAAAATGATCTTGGATATTTTACTTTGCCATCAAATTTTGTGCCTTCGAACTGTGCCCATATATCCCATATCTGTTCTTCTGCGTGTTCTAAACTCATCGCAAAGTCTGCCAGTTTGGCATTAAGCATTTGGAATTCTGTTTGTAGTCCTATGCCTGACAATCTTCTTGACTCAACTGATCTAATAC